GTTCCATGCCAGCTTCAGCAAGACGGTAGGATTCTTTTTCGCGTTCGCTGGCGATCAGTTCGTCTTTCTGGGATTTTTTATTCTGCGTTGGGTCCTTAGTGACTTCCTTGCCTGTATATTTCGCCATTCGGGACGCGTAGTCGGGATCAACAGCGGGTGCCGGTTTTTTTTCCTTCATCGTTTTGGGCTGATCAACAGGAAGTTCTGATTTAGACGCTGGTCCTTCCGGCATCTTCATTGGCACAGGGTCAGATACCGGAAGGTCTTCCGCCATTCCTTCTGTTTCCGGTGCCGGTTCTATCGCGGGGGTCTTTTCGGGTTCAGGCTGATCGAGGATCTCGACACCTGGCCCGTCGCCGTGGCCCGGATGAAGTCGGAATCCGACGGCGGTAGCTCGTCGATGTCCGAGAACGACCCCGTCCAGCCCGTGAGATCGTCGCCGGTGACCACGACGGCCCGGACACGGGGGTTCAGGAGCTCGGAGAAGTCGACCGGGAAGGTCGCATCCACCGCGAGGAGGACGGCGCTGCTCACCTGGTGGCCGTTCGTGTGGCCGCGGAGGTACCACTCGTCCGGGAGGCCTCCCAACGCTGTGATGTCGCCCGCCGTGAGGACATAGCTCATGATCGGGTTGGCGCGGTCGCCGGCGAAGGCGACCGAGACGGTCCCGCCGCTCTGGTGGTCGACCCGGGCCTGGAGCAGGTGCCACTCGGCGACGGAGAACGCCTGGGCGGAGGTCGCCCGCAGGACGCCGGCCACGTAAAGCGTCACCAGCCCAGTGTTGTCCTGGTAGCTGAGCGAGATCCCCTCGACGCCGGCGAGCCCGGTCCCGAGCCTCACAAGGTCGTTGTTCGTGTTGTTCACGGTCACGAGACTGCGGATCGAGAACTCGTAGATCGTGGTTGGGACGGCCGTGATCACCCCGTCGATCTCGAAGGGGATCCGCAAGATGTCATTGGTGATGGCGGCGGAGTGCGTCGCCCAGGGACCGGGGGGATTGCTCGTGGTGTAGACGACGGCGCCGGAGACGACCGTCATCCCCTCGAGGGCGGAGGACTGGAGCGCCAGGGGGAGGGCGTGGTGCATGGACATCGGGGCTACCTCGAGCGCTTGATCGCGTAGACGGTGATGGTCGAGCCGGCGTCCGGAGCGGCGCCGCTGTTCGCCTGGAAGCTCGGGATCATCTCGACCCCGCTTGCGGGCGTTGTGAGCCGGAACTGGTCGGCCGGGCTCGCCAGCGCCGCGGACTCTGCAAGGTAGGCGGCCTGTGGTGCGGCCCCGGTGGCTCCGTCGACGTCCTCGACCGTGATCGGGAAGGCCGCGCCGCCGGCGGCGCGCGCATCCGTGAAGCCGACGTGGATCGAGGTCGCGTCCGGGCTCCCGCCCGCGTTCGCGCTGATCTCGATGTACCAGTCGACCCAGGCGTCCCGGTCCGAGATCGGGAGCGCCTTCGCCAGGGCGGCCGGGCTCCCGAACGGTGGGATCGGCGTGATCGAGCCGAGGGCGTAGACGGTGCGTGCCATGGGTGCTCCTACTGCAAGGCGCGGGCGACCCGCGCGGGATCCGTGAGGACGGAGAGGTCGAGAAGGGTCGAGCCGCCGCCGGCCGTGATCCCCTCGACCAGGGCGACGCGCGCGGTCCAGCCGAGGGCGGCATGGTCGAGGACCAGGACGTCCCCCACCTCGAAGCGGTCCTCCAGGCGGGCCGCGCCCTCGTAGCTCACGGACCAGTGCGGGAGCGCCAGGGCCTCGGCCCAGGTGTCCAGGGTCCGGAGGGCGCTCGGGACGTGCCATAGGTTCGCCGAGCTGAGCGACCAGGGGCGGATCCCGGAGCCCGGGACGCCGCGGAGCTCGAGGCGGCGCTGCGAGACGGCGCACCGGAAGGAGCCGAGGATCCGGAAGTCGCCCGGGTCAGGCTCGGCCGTGAGGACCCGGCGCGTCCGGTAGGCGCCGCCCTGGCGCTCGGGACCGAACTGGATCGTGAGCTCGTTCGCGACCTGGTCGAAGGCCCGCGTCCTCGGGTTCGAGACGAGCTGGAGATCGCCGCGGTCCACGGAAAGGTAGGCCGTGGCGTCGAGCTCGGTCGCGCCGTAGCGCATGCGGCGGACGAACAGGCCCCGGCGGCCCTCGACCACGCGCAGCGGCGCCAGCGGGAGGAGCTCGGTCCGGATCCACTCCCAGGCGTTCTCCGGCTCGTTCACGACCGTGTCGATCTGCCACGCGTCGAGGTCCTCGCGGGCGGCTTCCATCCTGCCCAGGTCGACCTCGAAGCTCGCGAAGCGCTCGCTCAGGTAGCGGATGATCTCGCCCATGCCGCGGACGGGCCCGCTCCTGTCGAGTCGCAGCGCGCCGCCGCCGAACCCGGCGGCCTCGGACCACGCGACGTAGTACGCGCGCCCTGGGGCCCCCGTGGCGCCCAGGATGGCGCCCAGGGTGCACACCGAGACGGTCCGGCCGAGGAGGTCCGTCGTCGTGACCACGGGTCGCGTGTCCTGGCTCGGCGCGTCGACGTCGTAGTCGTAGACCCGGACGCTGGACGCGTGGACCTCGCCGCCGGCCAGGAGGAGCCGGCTGTTCGCCGGCGTCGCCAGGTCGAGCTCGGCGGCCGGCGCCGGCGTCGACGCGGTGATCGTCCCCAGGTTCGGCCAGCTCGCGATCGAGCCGGGGTAGCCGAAGATCAGCGGGTACCAGGCGCCCACGGACTTCTCGTCGAGGACCTGCCCTCCCGTGACTGGCCAGGCGTCCTCATCGATCACGGCGGCCGGGTCTACGAGCGGCCTAGAGGCGCGGACCGGGCTCCGGACGAGCGAGAACACCAGCGGCTCGAGCGGGCCGCCGAAGCTCACGTCCTCCGCTGCGCCCCGGATCGCGACCCTTGAGCGGTCGAGGACGGTCCCGGGGGTCCACCTGCGGAGCGTCGCGCGGGCGCCCTCGAGCTCCCATCCGGCGGCGATCAGGGCGGCCCAGGTCCCGGCGCCCGTGAGGCTCCCGCCGACGCCCTCGAGGTCCTCAGCGGCGATCTCGATCGGGGCCTGGAGCTCGGCGGAGTCGGCGTCCCCCTCGGTCAGCGTGATCTCGCCGAGGCCCTCGCGGTACAGGCGGAGCTCGCCGAAGCTGTCGAGGACCTCGGCGCCGGCCGTCGCGAACAGGGCGAGCCGGCCCCCGACCTCGAGGTCCAGGAGCCAGATCGGCTCCGTGAGGTCCAGGAGGCCCGCGGCCATCAGACGAGCTCGCGGAGTTGGATCCCGGCCAGGCGCCCGAACTCGTTCACGCCTTCGTCGCCCAGGACGTGGTCGAAGCGGGCGGACCCGTCGAGGACCGCGTGCAGGAACAGCGTAGGATCGGTGATCGTGGTCCCGCTCGCGGCCGGGACGCGGGCGACCCCGACCACCGGGAGCTCGCCGCCCTTGACCTCGGCGAACAGGCCCGCGAGGAGCGTCCACACGTCTTGGTCGGTGACGGCCGGCGGCTTTCCGACGGGGCCGAGGAAGTCCGGCGCCGGGTTCCCGCGGATCGCGTCGAGCTTCAGGCCGTCCGGCCACGCGAGCGACCAGGTCCGCGCCATGGGGCCGAGCTGGGTCCGGCGGATCGTGCCGAAGCTGGACACGGCCTCGAGGACGTTCGGGCGGTCCTCGACCGAGTAGCCGCGGGACCACTGCTGGCCGAACACCTGGATCGCGCCGACCCGGACCAGGCCGGCCTCCGTGTAGTCCTCGGCGACGCCGTCCAGGCCGATCACGGTCCCGGGCCCGCTGGGCGCGTTGAGCCGCACGCGGATCCCGTGGATGAAGTCGGCCGGGAGCCCGTCGAGCTGGACGACCAGGAGCCCGCTCGGCGCCTGGACGTTGAACGTGGTCCCGAGGACCGTCCCGCTCGGGAACCCTGGCGCGGTGATCACCGGCGGCGCGACGGTCCCGGGCTCCGCCCAGCGGCCGGACGTGTTTCCGCCGATGCGGTAGCCGGTCAGGCCGGCGTCCACGACGATCCCGCCGGCGAGCTCGTTCCGATGCCAGAACCGCGAGGCCGTCGCGGTCCCGGTGGCCGGCTGCGCGTGCGGGCCGTGACGGTCGCCGCCCAGGGCGATCCCGACGCGGGCGTCCCAGGTCCCGACCGCGACCCAGGCCCCGGCGCCTGTGGTGTCGACCTCGACGGTCGCCCGCCCGAAGTTGGACCGGAGGATCAGGACGCCGAGGAGCCAGCTCGAGCCGATCCGGGTCGGGGTCGGCGCCAGGCTCCAGGACAGGCGCTGGATCCCGCGGGTCGCGCTCCGGTAGGTCGCCGAGGGCGAGGGCGACCGCTCGGCGAACAGGTTCGCGATCGGGTGGTCGTGGCTCGGCTCGAGCGTGTGGAGCTCGGCGAGGCCGCCCGGCCCGCCGCGGACCTCGAGGAGCGTCCCGAGCTCGCCGGCCGTCCGCTGCGGAGGGCCTTCGCCGCCGATCCAGCCGAGCGGGTAGGGGAGGACGCCGAACGGCCGCCCCGTCTTGAGCGCCGAGCTCGTCGCCAGCGCCGGGAGCGTGGTCGCGTTCTCCAGTGTCCCGCTCCTGAAGGAGTGCATCCGCCACTCGGCGGAGCCGGTCGACGCCGCGGCCACGGCGCCCCAGAACACGCCGCCCGTGGCGATCGGCGCACCGGAGGCCGTGAGCGTCCCGGAGGCCGCGAGCGCCCACGGGTTGTAGGCCCTGGCCCCGGCGCGCCACAGGACGTAGAACGCGCCGTCGCTGCTGATCTCCCAGGCGATCTGGAAGGGCGAGGAGAAGGGGTTCCCGGCGCCGTTCGGCTCGATCTGGGCGAGCGTGCCCCCGCTAACGATGTCGATCACCCGGAAACCGGACGTCGTGAAGTTGAACCCGAGCCGGTGATCCACGACGCCGTTGGACAGGCGGACCCGGAGCCCGATGTGGGTCGCCGTGAACAGGCCGCCCGAGACCACCACGACGTCGAACTGGCCCGCGCCCTCGAGGTCGGTCCCGGTCACGATGTGGTAGCGGAGGCGCTGGGCGGCCGTGACCAGGGCGAGGACGCCCGGAGCCTGGAGCGTCGCGGTCCCGCCGGTCGTCGTGAGGATCCAGCCCATGTTGTTCGGGAGCTCGATCGCGTGCCAGGTGTTCCCGGTGGTCGGCGACAGGGCGGCCCGGTCGGCCCCGAACCCGAACCGGGCCTCCGGCTCGGCGAAGGGGGGCGAGCCGGCCGAGACCAGGCCCCGGTTGACGGCCTTCGCCCATCCGCCCAGGGTCGCCACGTGGAGGCTCAGGTCGGTCGTCGCGACCGCGGCTGTGTGGCTGTGGAACAGGAAGATCCCGCCGTCCGAGGCTGCGCACGCGTACCGCTGATCCGCCCGGAGGAGGCCGCTCGAGCTCCCATGCTCAAGCGGGTTGAACCGGAAGGCCTCCCAGGTGTCGCCGAGGTCGCTCGAGCGCCAGACGTAGAGCCCGAACGGGGTCGTGGTCGTCCTCGAGCCGAACGCCCAGATCGTCCCGTCCTGCTCGGCGCACGCGCCGGCGCCGCCCAGGGCGAACGCGCTGTCGATGTTCACGGCCGCAGCGCCGCCGATGCTCTCGAAGGGCGAGCCGATGCGGCGGAACGTGGGCTGCAGCGTGATCAGGCCTCGGTAGACGACACCGATCGATCCATCGGGAAGGGCGACGAGAGAGGGATCACGGCCGATCCCGGCGATCGTCGCGACGAGCTCGAAGGTCATCCCGAGGTCGCGGCTCACGTACTGGCGCCACGTCGTGGGCGTGACGGCGTCCGCCTCGACCAGGGCGACGAGCTCGCCGACCACGACGGCCGAGCGGCTCTCGGCCCCGGTCGGGTTCTCGCCCAGGCCGGTAGGCGCGCTGTAGTCCGTCCAGGTCGCGCCCTCGTCGTCGCTGTACTGGCTCTCTCCGTTGTCGTCGTAGAGGACCAGGCGCCGCGACGGGAGGACGATCAGGCACGGCGGCCCGGAGAACCCGAACAGGGTCACGACGCCGGAGGTCCAGTCCGGCGTGCTCCGGTAGTTGTGCGAGACGCTGATCGAGCTGGTCGAGGCCGTCCAGGCGACCACCACCCGCTGGGACCACGGCAGGACCACTGCGTCGTGTGCGGTGTGGTCCAGGGTCGTCGTGAACGCGATCGTCTCCCAGTGGTGGAGCCAGCTCGGCGCGTTCCACCCGAGCCAGTCAAAGTCCGTCGTCTCGGCCGTGTCCCGGTACAGGAGGCGGACCCGGCTCGAGAACTCGCGGCCCGGGTCGCCGGCGTTCTCGACCAGGAGCTCGAGCTCGCGGTCCTGGGCGTGCGAGACGGCCGGGAGGAGCTCGGACCGGGGGTCGTCCGGCCTCGAGGTCCCGGGCCGGGGGTCGCCCTCCGTGTAGAGCGAGCCGAGGGCCGTCCCATCGTTCGGCGCCAGGTTCTCGAGCGTGAGCCGCTGATCAGCGATCAGGAGGCCGCGGAGCTCGTCGGTCGTCCTCGTTCCCACCGGCTACCTCCCGCCGAACGTGACGCGCTGCCCCAGGGGCCGGGCTCCGGCCGCCTTCCGCACCGCTCGCCGAGCTCGGCCTCCACGCTGGAGCGCGCGGCTCGTGAGCATGTCGGCGTGGCGGCCCTCGAAGAACAGGGCGACGCCCTCCGAGCCGCTCGAGCTCGCCGCCGCCGGGCCTCGGCCGAGGGCGTCCTGGATCCGGTCGCGCCCGACCTGGTCGACGGTGCGCGCGTCGAGGACGGCCTCCCCCTGGCGGAGGATCGCGTTCCGCTCGTCCGGCCCGGCCGTGAAGCTCGGCGCCCCGGCGATCCCGCCGGCGTGGAACTGCGGCGGCTTCTGGCTCGCGACCAGGCCGGCCTGGATCCCGCCCTCGATCACGGCCGCGGCGGCGGCGCTGATCCCGAGCGGCGACGGCGGCGGCCCGAAGATCGCGAAGGCCTTCAGGACGGCGGCGGCCGTCTGGAAGGCGACGGCGGCGAGGGCGGCCTGCTTCTCGGCCCGGAAGGCGGCGAGGGCGTCCCTCTTGAGCTCGTCGCGCCGGCGCTTCGAGAGCTTGATCGACGTCTCGACGGCGTCGAGCTCGGCCTGGATCTGGGCTCGAGCTCGCTCGGAGGTGGCGGCCTCGAGCTCCTCCTCCAGGGCCTTCCGCTCGTCGCGCTTCGCCGCGAGGCCCTCGCGCTCGGCGGCGAGCTCCTCCGCGACGGCCTCGGACCGGCGGCGCGTGACCTCCTCGGCGAGGGCGATCAGGCTCGCGGCGAGGTCCTCGGCGAGGCCCAGCGCGTCCTCGAACTGCTCCCGCCGAGCGTCCGCGGCCTCCTCCTCGAGCTCGCGGAGCGCCTCCTGGACCTCGACCTCGGCGGCCTTCCGCTCCTCGAGCTCCTCGAGGCGCTTCTCCAGCTGCTCGTCGCGGAGCGCGGCGAGGTCCCGCTCCTCCCGCTTGATCGCCTCGACGCGGGCCACCTCGGCGATCTGCAGGTCGACGGCGACGTCCTGGCCCTCGGCCGCGAGGCGCTGGAGCTCGCGGACCGTCTCGCCGATCTGGATGATCGTCTCGGCGCGGGCCTTCTGGATCTCCTGCTCGGCCGTGAGCGTGTCCGAGCGGAGCTCGGCGATCGTCGTCGTGAGCTCGCCCTGGGCCTTCCGGGTGTCGGCGGAGAGCTTCGCCTGAGCTCGAGCGAGGGACTCGGCCTCCTTCGTCGCGCGCTCCTCCTCCTCGGAGAGGCGGCCGAGCTCGGTCCGGAGGACGCCGGCGCCCTCGGCGGCCTGGTCCGTTGCCTTCGAGAGCTCGAAGAACTGGAACGCGGTGTTGACCGCGTGCTGCCTGGCGCGCTCGAAGGGCGAGCCGAGCTCGTCCGCTGCGCGCTGCTCCTCGGCGATGCTGCGGACAAGCTCGAAGTTGCCACGCGTGAGCGCGCCGACCGCGCGGCCGAGGCGGTCCAGGTCGGCGACGATCTCCGTGGTCGCCGTGGCGGCGAAGTCCTTCAGGAACACGAACCCGAGCGTGAAGGACCGGATCCGCTCGCCGAGCTCGAGGAAGTCGACCAGGTCGGCGGCGGCGCCGCGGAGGACCTCGCCGAGCTCGGCGCTCGCCGCGGCGAAGGCCCTCGACTGCGCGGCGGCCTCCGGGCCCACGTCGAGGCCGAACTCCCTCGACTGCTCGACGAAGGCCTCCAGCGGCACGTCGCCCAGGGCGGCGGCGAGGCGGTTCCCGGCGTCGCCGAACAGTTGCTGGGCGATCGTGTTCTTGAGGGCCGCGTCCTCGGTGCCCTGCATCCCGGCGATCACTTCCTGGAGGACGCCGTCGGTGTCGTCCATGCGCGACGTGAGATCGGCGCTCGAGAAGCCGAGGAGCTCGAAGGCCTCGAGGGCCGCGCCGCTCCCGCGCGACGCGTCGAACATCTTTTCGCCGAAGTCCTCGACCCCGCCGGCGAGGTCGCCGAACTCCAGGCCGGCCTTCTTGGCCGCGAGGTCGATCCCGGCGAGGGTCTGGGCGCCGACGCCCGTGGCGGCAGAGAGCTGGAGGAGCTCGTTCCGCGCGTCGGCAAGCTCGCCGGCGAACCCGAACACGGAGCCGGCCGCTTGCTTGATCAGGTCCGCCGAGAGCGCCCCGGCGAGGACCGAGCCGGCCCCGCGAAACGCGTCCGTCCAGGAGTCGGCGGCCTGGGTCGCGGCGGTCCTGGCGGCCTTGACCGCGTCCGCCTGGGCCTTCCGCTGCTGCTTCACGAACGCGATCGCCGCCCGCGCGGCCGCCTTGTCCGTGACCCCGGGGATCTGGGCGATCTCGCGCTGGTAGCGCTCGATCTCTGCTACGACCTCGAGCTCGATCTGGGCCATGGGTCAGATCCTCCCGGTGGCCGCGTCGCCGGCGCGCGCGACCGCGCCGCCGAGGCGCTCGACCATGCGCTCCGCCGCCTCCTCGACCGGGCGGCGGATCAGGGTCCGGAACGTCCGCCCGCGCCGGATGTTCGTCGCGTAGGGGGCGCGGTTGACCATGGCGCCGGCGAACCGGGTCGGGGTGAGGACGCGCCACTCGAGGGCCAGAAGCTCCTTCGAGTGCACCGGCTTTGCCCGCTGCCCGATCGGCCAGTCGTCGAAGGCTCGGCGGGCGGGCGGGCCGAGCTCGAGGTCCATCACACGAGCGATCGCCGGCGCGGCGGCGGCGAGGAGCTCGCGGGCGATCCGGTTCACGGATGGGTCGACGGAGATCGTCTGGCCGCGCTTCTGTCGGACCTCCTGGCCGGCGAGGAAGTCCAGGCCGGGCGCCTCCCAGTGCGCCTGGGCCGTGACCTGGGACAGGTCGGCCCGCACGCGGGTCTGGGTCGCGGTGCGCGGGCGGAAGTCCGGCACCGCGTCACCCGACCCGGAAGTGGTCGGACCGCTGGCGTGCGTCGTCGTTGAGGGCGAACACACCAGGAGGGCGATCCCAGGACCGCTGGCGGCCCCCCTGGCCGTCCTGGAGCTCTACGCGCTCCGTGGGACCTCCGGAGCTCTCGGCGGCTCCAGGGGCCCCCTGGGGCGCCGGAGCGTGCAGCGCGATCCAGAGGCCCAGCGCGCGAACCTGTTCGGCTCGCGGCTGCTCGTAGAGGCCGAGGGTCGACCCGTACCAGCGGAGGCCGATCAGGGCGTAGTCCCGGTGGAGCCCTGCGCCGGCTCCTCGGGAAAATCCGCCGCGGCCTCGCCCACCTCCGCGGCCGTCGGGATCGAGTCCGAGCAAGCGGCCCGGAGGTCGCCGCCGGTGCGGTACAGGTCGCCGAGCTTGTGGCCGCGCTCGAGGAGCGCCGAGAGGACCCGCTGGCCGAAGCGCTCGAGGTCCCGGCCGAGGGCGCGGATCGCCACGTCGGCGTCGCCCGGGAGCGTGTACCGCTGGAGCTCGCGGCCGAGCTCGCCGCCCAGGTCGACCCAGGCCTCCAGCTCGAGCGGGGTCCGGGCGTCCGCCCAGCACAGGCCCAGGCAGGCGCCGAACACGCCAGCCAGGGCCTCCTGGTCCGCCTCGCGGCTCGGCCTCGTGTCGCCCTCGGCGAAGCCCAGGGCCTCGCGGTAGGCCGTCGTGAGCCGGAAGCGGTCCGGGAGCAGGGGGAGCCGGCCGGTGTACTCGACGCCGGCGATCGTGATCGTGAGCGCTAGTCCGTCGCCCATGGTGTGACCTCGTGTGGTGTGTGGTGGGTGCCCGGCCCCCGACGCCGAGGGCCGGGCCAGTGATGGGGGTCGGGCCAGCGCCGGCCCCGCGGCCCTCGAGCCGCGCCCCTGCGGTGTAGGTCAGGCCTCGACGATCGGGCCGTGGTTGCGGAGCGAGATCGCCAGGGTGTGGCCCTCCTTCGCCTCGGCGAAGGACTTCTCCCCCTCGACGATCGGGAGGGTCTTCGTCGTCGTCGTGACCCCGTCCGTCATGGTGACGATCACGACGAAGGCCCAGATCGTGGCGTCCACGCTCTGGGCGGCGGCGAAGCTGCCTTGCTTCTTGAACCAGTCCGTGAGGCGGGCCTGGGTCGCATGGGTCAGCGCCTCGTTCCGGAGCTCGAGCGTGATCGCCACGTCCTGGACGAGGTCGTCGCCGAGGACAAAGCCGTCGTGCTGGCCGCGGTTCAGCTTCTTGATATGCTCGGCGTTCTCGGCGTTCTCTCCGCCGGTCGTGAGGTCGCCGGCGCCCGGCTCCAGGTCGAAGCCGACCAGGCCGGTCGCGTCCTGCACGCGGACGCTGGTGAGGCGGGAAGTCCATCGGGCCATGGGGTAGCTCCTCGAGCTGGAAGGGTGGGCGGGCCCATGGCGGGCCCAGAGTCAGATCAGGGGCCGACGCCGAGGACGACGAAGGAGAGCGTCTGGTCGGTGGCCTCCCCCGTGGTCACGTCGACGATCTTCGTCGATGCGTCGACCAGGTAGCCAACGGGGAGGATGAACAGCGCCGAGGCGCCGGCCTGGAGCGTGATCGTTCCGGTGCTGTTCACCAGGTTGTCCCAGCCGTTGGCATCGGCGAAGGAGACGACGAGCGCGCCCGTGTTCGCTGCGCCGGCGCGGAACTGGACCAGGCGGGCGGCCGTGAGGCCCAGGGTCCCGTCGACCGGGACCACCAGCGTCTGGAGGTCGAGCTGGACGGGGCCGCCGCTGTTGACCACGACGGCGTCGCCCTGGGCGACCCGGTTGATCTGGCCGATGCCGGTCCCATCGGGAAACAGGATGTCGATCACCTCGTCGGCGGTCATCCCGCCGTCGTAGTCGGCCGTTCCGTTCCGCTGGGCCTTGATGCTGACCTTGACGGTCGCTCGGGTCGGGATTGCTGCCATGTCGGGGCTCCTTCAGATCGAGAGGTCGAAGCGGGCGACGTAGTCCTGGCGGACCAGAAGCCACTCGCCATCAGGTGTCAGGGTGGGGCGCCACAGGTTGACCAGGTCGACCACGACGCGCCTCGAGGGCCAGGCCAGGAGGGCGCGTGCCACGTCGTGGGCCGCGTCGGCGGCCTGCCGAGCGTCCTCGAGCTGGGTCCCGCGCCTGAGGTGGTAGGTGAACAGGATCACCAGGTCCGAGGCGACGGCGAGGAAGCGCCCGGCCTGGTCGCGCTCCATCCCGCGGTTGCGCCCGCTTTCCGCGAACACGTTCACCAGGAGGTGGCCCAGCGGGTGAGCCTCGTCCGCGACGCTCAGCGGGATCTCCGCCTCGCGCCAGGCGCCCCTGATCGTGGTGCCCTGGTTGTAGGGCGTCCCGTCCAGCGCGAGGATCCGCGCGAGCGTGAGCTCCTCGAGCTCGCGGATCGTGCACCGGGTGGGGTCTGGGAGGGCGGCGCTCACCAGCGGCTCGACCTCCGGAGCCGGCGGCGCGGCGCGGCGTTCGGGTGCACGACGCCGGAGGCGGCCTCGCGGTCGAGGTCGGTCGGGAGGCCGTCGTCGTCACCCCAGCGGGCCGAGAGGCTGTTCCACTCGATCTCCGCCTGCTTCCCGTGGTCGTCCATGAGGCGCTCGAAGCGGGTGGACTCGCCCGAGGTCCGGCGGAACAGGAACCGGAACACCAGGAACCACGCGCGCTCCCGCGCCACCTCGACCAGGTCCTCCGTGGAGAACAGGAGGTCCGGCCAGCGGCCCACCTTGAGGAGCTTCCGGAGGACCCATCCCCAGGCCTGATCGATGTAGTCCTGGAGGCTCGTGTTGAACGACCCGAGCTGATCGACCAGGTCGGGGTAGTTGCCCTGGACCAGGTCGGCGTCGGCGATCGGCGGCGCCAGGCGGAACTGCGACAGGACCGCCGGCTGCTTCCACAGGCGCTCCAGCGTCGGGTTGTCCGGCATGTTCCCGCGCCAGCGGAGCTGGTAGAGCTCGCCGAGGGCCTGGGTCGCCGGGAGGCTCGCCGCCGGGACCGTGATCTCCAGGGCCCCGTCGACGGCCGCGGCGGGCGCCGCGCTGTGCAACACGGTCCCGCCGGAGCCCAGGAGCTGGAACGTCCCGATCGGCGACGGCGTGACGATCGCGCCCTCGTGGACGAGCTCGGCGCGCAGCCGGTTGTCCCGCCCACGGATCAGCGTGGGCGGGTACGGGGCGCGGAGGCTGTACAGGACTTCTGCGGCCACGTGGGCTCCCTACAGGACGACCGTCTCGATCCCGGTGTGCTTCCAGTTCGCGATCCCGCCGCCCTCGTTCACGACCCAGGTCGCCTGGCCCGGCGTGAGGACCTTCGTGGTCGCGGCGATGTCGGCGCCGTCGCTGCGCTTCAGGAGGAGGTTGTTCGTCGCGCCGCCGTTCACGAGGCGGAAGATCGACCCGTCTCGGTTGCTCGCCGGCATCCGGACCTCACGATCGGCGGCTCCGCCCGAGATCGCGAGGACGTTCGCGGATCGGTCCGTGAGCTGGAGCGTCGCCGAGATCACGAGCGTCTCGACGCCCCCCTCGAGCTGGAGCTGCTGGCGCATGGGGCGCCGGTTGCCTGTGGTGTACGCCATCGGGGGTCACTCCTTCCGCTTGCGTTCGTTCGTGAGGACGGCCTGGCGGACGCGCCTCTCGGCGGCCTCCTGGCCGGGGTCGCGTCCGCCGTTCTGGCGGACGGTGTCCCGGAGGGCCTTCGCCGCTCCGGAGATCCCGCGTCGCTTCGCCTCGGAGTCGCGCCGGCTCCGGCCGTCGTCGCGGCTCACGCTGCACGCCCAGCGATGACGTCGGGCACCGGCTGCGGAATGGCGGCCCCATTGATCCGCTCGACCTCGGCGTCGGCGGCCTTGACGCGCCGCGTGTACTCGGACTTTTCGAGCTTGGTGTGGGCCCGGATGCGGTCGGCCTTCCGCTTCACGCGCCGGAAGCGGTCGAGGAGGACGGAGGGCGCCGCCGGCCGGATGATCCCGGCCTGGACCAGCCACAGGCGGTAGCGGTTCGCGCCCTCGCGGTCATAGCGGAACTTGAGCCGCCGCCCGCGGATCGTCTCGAGCGGGGTCTGCCAGGCCTCGAGGTAGTACGTCCCGGCGCGGCCGGAGCGCGGGTCCACGCACGGCGCCTGCTGTAGGTACTTCCGGCCGTCCTCGAGCCGGTGGACCTCCGGGAGGAGGTAGGTCGCGCCCTTCCGGGTGTTCGCCAGGACGGCCTGGTCGTAGGCCGCCTCCGGCTTCTCGCCGAGCCTGAGCGTCCTGTTCAGGTTGCAGCCCGGGAGGATGATGTGCTTCGACAGCAGCGGGAGCCAGGTCGGCTCCTCGAGGCCCAGCGCCTCGACGCTCCACTCGCCGGGCCAGTGGACGAGGAAGAACGCTGGGTTGGGGGCGATCGGGAGCGCGGCGCCCTCGGCGCTGGTCTCGAGCTCGGCGTCCCGAATGAGCGCCGCCATGGCCTCGGAGGTCGAGGCGACGGCGTCGGACACGGTCTGGCGGTCTGGAAGTGGCATGTGGTCTGGGTCCTCCTGGACCGGGCAGACCGAACGGCACTACGCCGCCGGGTTCGCCCGGCGGTTCAGTCGTCTACGGAGATCAGCCGCACCTGGGGCGCGATCGTCGGGTCGGCGCTGGCGACGCCGAAGTAGGCGTTGGCGTCCCACTGCGCCGTGGCCGTGTTGCCGGTGGACTTCCGCTCGCACACCAGCCCGATGCTCGGGATCACCATGGCCTGGTCGGGGTCCTCGACCTGGACGGGCGCGGTCGAGGCGACGGCCCAGCCGATGGCGCCTGGGGCGAAGGCTCCGCCCTGGTGGTCGCCGCCGGAGGCCGTGACGTCGAAGCTCGCGAAGTTGCGGAAGCCGAGGAAGTCGACGGCGCCGCCGCCGGGGCGGAGGCCCTGGAGCGCCTGGGAGATCTCCGGGAACTGGAAGTTGGGCTCGTTCCGGATGCTCGCCCTCAGGTCGGTGTACTGCTCCGGGTGTCGGATCGTCACGGCCTCGCCTTCGAAACCCTCCGTCTCGTGGAAGAACGCGACCAAGTCGAGCTCGTCGTCGAAGGTCCAGGCCAGCCCGGTGTTGCCCACGGTCCCGGTGAAGCCGGCCATGGCGGTGGCCACCTTCTGGCGGAAGGTCTTCAGCCAGCTCTCGGGGATCAGGCCCTTGAGGGCCTCGAGCATGGCCATCCCCTCGCGGCCGAGGATCTGGGCGGTGTAGCTCTCCTCCTTCGAGAGGCCGTGCCGCGCGATGGTGACCACGTCGAAGCCGGTCGTGAACCCGGTAGCCGTGATCGCCGCCGTCTCGCTGCCCATGGTGGCCATGGCCTCGGCCCAGCCGACGGCCCCGATCCGGGTGACGCGTACCGTGTCGGACCCGGAGCCGGCGAGGTCGCCGACCAGGGGGATCACGCCGAGCTGGAGCAGGTCGAGCCGCTCCGCGATCTCGCGCCGGATCGCCTCCTCCGCGAACACGTAGGCGAAGCCGAGATCGGTCACGAGCTGGGCGTGAGTCGCGGGAGGGGTGATCGTCGTCATGGCGGGAGCTCCTCGAGGTGGGCGTCGTCCGCCCCTTGTCGCCCGTTGCGCGGGCCAGCCGATCGGGGCGGCTTGTGCGGAGCGGCGTCCGGTTGCGCCGGCGAGTCGAGGAGCTCCACTGAGACGGGCCTATCAGACGCCGCGCGCACGCGTCAAGAGGCCGGAGGCTTCGCCGGTGGAGCAGGGGGGGCCGCTGGAGCCAGCCCGTAGTTCGCCCCGTGCTGGGCCTTCCAGGCGTCCACCTGGGCCGGCGTCATGCTCTGGAACATGGTCCGGAGCTGGCTCGGCGTGAGACGCTTCGGAGCTCCAGGAGGCACCGGACCCGCGCCGGTGTTCCCGGCCGGCCACGCGGGCGCCGGAGGCACCGGCGGAGCTCCAGGGCGAGGCGGAGCCGGCGGAGCTCCAGGAGGAGCGGGCGGCGCGCCAGGGGGGGCCGCGGCGAGCTTCGGAGCCAGGAGCGGGTTTGCCCTCGCCCCGTCCTCGGCGGCGAGCCAGTCGGCGAAGCTGGGCGGCTCCTCGAGGCCCGCCGCGTCGCTCGCGTAGAGGGCCGAGAAGGACTTGACCTCCCGCGGGTCGTGGATCCCCAGGGCGGCGAGCGCCGAGGTCCTCGAGGCGCCCTCGGTCAGGCGGACCACCTCGCCGGCGAGGCGGGCCCGCTCGGACTCGACCTGGTCGAAGCGCCCGGCCTTGTCGGCGCTCGTCGTGAGCTCGGCGCGGAGGAGCTCGATCTCGCCTGACTTAGCCTTGAGGCGCTTCTCGTGGTCCTCCTGGGTGAGGACTCCTGGGACGTCGGCGCTGCAGGCTGGACACTTGTGGGCCACGGCTAGTCCTCCGGGCGCGGGGTTAGTCGTCGTCGGCGTCGCCGCCGTCGTCGTCGTCGACCTGGTCGGCCGGGTCTGGGGCCGCCGGCGGCGCGGGCGGAGGCGGCGGCGCTCCCTCGAGTCCCAGGCGCTCGAGCTCGGCGGCGACGAGCGCCTCCACCTGGCGCCGCTCGACCTCGGAGCGGACGATCTGGGCGACGGCGTCCTCCCTCGAGGTCCCGGGCCGGCGCTGCTGGACCACCTCGACGGGCGAGATCACGCCGTGCTCGAGATCCCAGTCCAGCTCCTCGCGCGCGGCGGCCTGCTCCTGCGGAGACTCCGGGATCTGGTGGTACTGGATCGAGTAGCCGTCCAGCGGGAACGAGGCGATCCGGGCCCGGGACAGGGCGAGCGCGGCGAGCCGGATCATGCGCAGGTCGGCGCGGCGGAACAGCGGGGTGAGCTGGCGGGCGAACTCGCGGCGGCCCTTGCTGGTCACGAACAGCGCCGCCCCGCTCATGGGCGCGTTCGAGAGCCGCTGGAGATCGGCCGGGTTCAGGCCCCACCGGACGGCCTGCTTCTGCTCGTAGAGGCTCGCGTACCCGGCGACGGCCTCGAGGTTGCTCCCGGGCCCCACCTCCTGGAACAGGACCTGGCCGCCCTGGGCGTCCGGCTGGTGATAGACGATCGCGCCCGGCGTGAGCGTGAGCGTCTGGGCCGGGCGGGCCTTCGTCCGGACGTCGTCGCGGCGTACGGAGGTCGCCGGCTTCGCGACCCCGACCGCGAGGACCATAGACCCGGACGCGTCGCGCGCGGCGTGCTGCGCGTATGTCCAGTTGAGGGCCGCGTTGAGCGTGCCCCGGAAGGCGCCCCGCTTGCTCTGGACGTTCCAGAGCTCGCCGGAGTCCTCGGACCTGTACCAGGCGTACGGGATCTGGGGCCCCTGCTGTGGGTCGATCCATGGGTAGCGGTCGCCGACCCAGATCCCCTCCGGGTTCTCCGCCGTGCCGAGGAACACGGCCGAGACGTCCTCGCCATGCCCGACCGCGCTCGTCGCCGTGCCGAGGGTCGCGCGGTAGCTCGGCTCTCCGCCTCGGTCGGGGTCCTCGAGGCGGTACTGGTCCCACACCCACACCCAGGTCTCGAGCTGGGCCCACCAGCGCAGCCGGAGCTCCCAGAGCTCGGTCGGCTCGTCGGGGTGGTCCGGGTTCGCCGTGGCGTAGGTGTTGTGGGGCGACACGAGCCGGAGGGAGAGCCGGCGACCGACCGCGTCGGCGTCCACACGGAGGAGGTAGTCGCCCAGGCCACACGCGAAGTACTGCACGCGCTGGAGCTTTGTCCAGGCTCCGGCGTCGTCGAGGAACCCGCCCTCGCCGACCAGGCCGGCGGCGACCTGGTCCATGTGCGAGACGCGCGGGCGGACGCCGTAGAGGCCCGGCGTCGTGAGCTGTCGGCAGATATCGCCGAGCGGGTTCGCGCTGGTGTCAGGCGGGCCCCAGACGTCCAGACGCTCCTCGTCGACGTGCTGCTCGAGCCAGTCCTCCAGGAGGTCGTCCCAGCTCTCGTTCAGGACTTGCCAGCGGGCCTCCGTGTGCTCCGTCCGGTCCTGGTCGATCTGGGTCGGGAACCTGGGCCGGGGCGGAACGATGTCCCGCGGGTCGAGCGTGTTCGCGGTGACGGTCCCGGTTGCTGGCATGATCCGGGAGTACCACGCCGAGCTCGGCGCGGTCCAGCGGCTACCCGAGGTGGGCGACCTGGAGCCCGGGGGATGGGTCGGTTCGGATCCAGCGCTCGATCGGGTAGCGGCCGGCGTCTCCTACGTCTTTCAGAGGGTCCCGCGAGTCGCCGGCGAACGTCTCACAGAAGGCCCTGAACTGCGTACACCGCTCGTGGACCAGGAGGCCTGGAGCTCGCTCGTCGCCGACCCTCGAGCCGCAAAGGCCGTTGATCTTCCGGAGGCCGTGGAACACGGACCCGTGGAACTTGCGCGGCGTCTCGATCGGCGCCGTCTGTTCCACCCGGAGGCCCTCGAGGCGGGCGAGCTGGAGCTGGAGGTCCCGGTTGGACTTCCCGATCAGGAACCGATTCTCGCCGGTGCTCCGGTCGCCGATCCAGCCGTCTACGGACCGGTAGACCAGGCCCCGCTGGCGGAGCATGGCGAGGATCTCCGCGGCGTCCTGGGCCGGCGTCGTGAAGCCGTCCGAGATCCGCTCGTCCAGGATCCAGACCCGGGGGTCGAGGCCGAGCCGGTTCCCGAATGCCTCGAGGACGGCGGCCTGCTTCCCGGCGCTGGCTCCGTGGTCGACGCCGAGGGCGACGAAGGCGTCCCGCGGGATCGAGTCGAGCGAGAAGCGGGCGACGTTCTCCGGCGTGTACAGCTTGAGCCAGCGCCCGGTGACCACCGGCTCCCAGGCGCCCGAGACGCGCATCGCCCGCTCGACCTCGAGCCAGGTCGCCACCTCCTCGTCGATCTGGGCCTGGGAGTACATCGGGAACGGACTCCGCCCCGTCGGCGAGCTCGGGTCCTCCGGCCACGCGTTCGCCTCGCTCAGGCCGTGGTTCCATTCGGCGACCACGCCGGCCTCGACCAGGTCCCGGAGCCACTGGAGCGGAGGACTGTCCGGCGTCGGCGTGAAGCACATTCGGAACGTGCCGCGGGTCGACAGGATCCGGGGTTTGAGCTCGCCATACATGGACTCCGTCGGCGGCTCGTCGCACACGATGAAGTGATAGGCGCCGCCGGCCACGCGCTGGCTCCCGGCCTTGTAGGTCGCGAACTGGATCAGGCTGCCCTTGCCTGGGCCTGCCACGAACCGGATCCGGGGCGGCTTGCCGGTGATCCCGCGGCCTTCGTCGTAGCCGTTGCGCGGGTCGATCTCGTCCTTCGGAAGCAGCGCCCAGAGGGCCGCCATCAGCGGCTCCATCTGCTCGTAGGAGTACGACACGCACAGGATCCGGATGGGCGGCCTGTGGGTCCTCAGGTAGGGGTGCGAGCCGCGGGCCCGGTGCACGATCTCCCAGGCCGCGGCGAAGGACTTCCCGAGCCGGTTCCCGTCGCGCCACAGTGTGAGCCGCCGCGGGTCCGAGACGAACAGGCGCTGGGGCGTCGTGAGGCGGACGGACTCGAGGCCCTTCCGCCGGTTCCGCCGGGCCGCCACGTTCGCCCATGCCAGCGGAGCCGGCAACGGTCAGGATCCCCGGCCGCCCTCGACTACGCCGAGGAGCCGGAGCCCCTTCCGCTCCTCGTAGGTCCGGATCGCCAGCTCGAGGAGGGCGTCCGGCCACTCCCGGAGCGCCAGGCCGAGCTCGGCGGCGAAGGCCTCGGACTCCATGTCGTAGAGGTCCTGGGCGTCGTCGCCCGCCTGGAGCGCGACCGCGAGCTCCTGGGCGAGGTCCCGCGCGAGCCGCTGGCCGGCGAAGTAGGCCTGGAAGGACCCGGACCGCAGCGCGGCCCGGTTCGCCTCGTGGACCTCGCGGATCTGTCGGCGGAGGCGCTGGGCCGGCTTCTCGTCCTCGAGCTCGTCCGCGACGCGCTCCCGCGCCGAGCTCGCCGAGCCGCTCCGGTTGTAGCCGTGGCGGCGCTCGAGGAGCCAGGCCGCGGCCTTCCAGTCCCCCTCCTTCGAGGCGCCGGCGATCCGGGTCATGTGGAGCGCGGCGCCCTGGGCCTCGGCCTCTTTCAGCGCCTCCCAGAGCTCCCGGAACTGGCCCCGCTTCGCCTTCCGGCCGGTCGCGAGCCATCGGGCCAGGGTCGAGCGCCCGACGCCGGCGTAGTCCGCCTGGAGCTCCCGGGTCAGGCCCAGGCGCGCGGCCTGGACCAGGCGGGCGCGACGCTCCGGCGTGAGCTTCGAGGGCCTACCCATCGGCGGGCCCCAGGGCCCCCGCTCCGGGATCGACGTCGAGGTCCTCGGCGAGCCGGGTCCACCGGCGGCGGATGACGTCCGCCCACGCGGGATCGATCTCCATCATGCGGCACGGTCGGTCCTCGAGCTGGGCGCACACCGCGAGGGTCGTCCCGCTCCCGCCGAACAGGTCCACGACGAGCTCGCCCGGCTCCGTCAGGAGCTCGACGCACCGGCTCACCAGCTCGGCCGGCTTCTGGGCGTTGTGCTCCCGCTCGTCGCCTGCGACCCGGGAGTACTCGCCGAGGTCGTTCGAGGCGTAGACGGGCCGGATCCCGGGGCGCGCCTTGTCCGTCATGGTGTGGGCCGTCGGCGCCTTCGTCCAGTAGCCGATCAGCTCGTAGGAGTTGCCGAAGCTCGAGCCGAGGCCGGCGCCGGACTTCCGCCACACCAGGAGGTTCCGCGGGTCCAGGTTGGTAGACCGGGCCACCTCCCACCACGAGGGCCAGGACCGCCAGTCGCAGCACACCAGCGCGGCGCCGGCGAGCTCGAGGGAGAGCTCGGCGGCCTGAAGGACCTGGCGGAACATGGGGCGGACGATCCGGTCGTCCGTGATCGTGGAGCTCGTCCCGGTCGAGGAGCCGAAGATCGCGAACGGCGGATCCGTGAACACCAGCCGAGCCTTGCCGACCTCGTCGCCCAGGAGCTCGCGGACCTGGTCGAGGTCCGTCGAGTCGCCGACCAGGAGCCGATGGGGGCCGAGCTCGTAGAGCTGGCCCGGCTTCGAGTCCGGGTCCGCCTTGAGCTCCGGCGCCTTCGCGGTCCCGGTCAGGCTGCCCCACCGGCCGCCCTGGCCCAGGAGCTTCGCCATGGCCTCGCGGGTCCAGCCCAGGCCCTCGAGGTCGACCTCCACCTCGGCGAGCTCGGCGACCTCCTTCCGAAGCGCCTCCGTGTCCCAGCTCGCGAGCGCCCCCAGGCCGTTGTCGGCGAGCCGGTAGGCTCGGAGGTCCTCGTCGGACATCCCCTCGACCAGGACGACACGGACCAGGGCGGCGCCCTGCTCCAGCGCACCCTTCCACCTGGTGTGTCCCGCGGCGATCGCGCGGTCCTCGGCCCGCGCCACGATCGGCGCGAGGAAGCCGAAGCGCTCGATGGACTTCGCGACCGGGAGGACGGCCCTCGCGTTCTTGCGAGGGTTCGGCGAGGCCTCGAGCTCGGCGAGCTCGGAGGGGTCCATCCAGATCGCCGCGGCGTCGCCGGGTCGCACTTCTGCGGACTTGTGCGGACCTGTGCTCACGGGACCTCCGGGAGGGCCGAGCTCGGCTCGAGCTCGAGCTGGTTCGGGTTGGCGCCCTTCCGCGGCGTCCGCCGGGCGTCCGGGTCGAGGCACCACGACAGCCAGGCGAGCTCCGTCGGGCCGCGGTAGCCGCGGCGCCAGACGCACCAGGCGTAGCTCGCCGAGTCGGTCCCGCCGCCCGTGAAGCTGGGCCGCTCCACCACGAGGTGGACCCGCTCGGGACGGTGCGCCAGCCACAGGGGCGAGCGGCCGCGCCCGACCAGGAACCCGACCCGGAGGAGGAAGGCGACCAGGCCGCCGGGCTTGACCAGGCGTAGCGCCCGGCGGACGAAGGCCTCGGCGTCGCCGTACGGCGGATTGCCCACGATCGCGTCGTAGCCGTGATCCCTGGGCCAGCACAGGAAGTCGGCGTGGCTGACCTGGACCCCGCGAGTCCCCTTGAGCTCCTCGGCCGCCTCGCTGTCGATGTCGAGCGCGAACACGAGGCCCTTCGTCGACCACAGGCCGGCGATCAGAGGCTCGACGAAGGCGCCGCCGCCGGCGGCCGGCTCGAGGACCACGGCGCCCGGCGGGAGGTCCAGGAGTCCGACGAGCTCGGCGGCGAGCTCGGGAGGGGTGTCGTAGCGGTCGAGCTCGGCGCGCTCCGCTCCGCGGCCTGTGGCGCTCATGGGAGGGCCTCGATCGCGTCGTTGAGCAGGACGGCCGCGGCGGCGAGGCGGGCGCGGATCTCGGAGTCCGTCTGGCCCAGGGTGACACGGAGCGCGGCGTGGTTGGCCCGCTCGACCTTGAGCCGCTCCCGCGCGTCGTCTCGGTCGCGCCGCGCTTGCTCGAGCTGGGAGCTCATGCCGAACCCCGCCGCCTTGAGGTCCTCGAGCTGGCGCCGCGCGTCCGTGAGCGAGACGAGGGAGGCCTGGCGCTTCTGCCTCGCCTCGCCGAGCTCCTGGCCGAGCTCGTGGACCTGGGCCTCGAGGAAGTCGAGCCTGAGCCGCGCCGCGTGGAGCTCCTCGAGGGCCTTCCGCCCGACCTCGTCGCCGGAGACGGCCTGGCGCGCGACGCCGAGCTGGGCCTTGAGCTCCTCGATCGTGTCGAGGCCCTGGAGCCGGAGCGCCGAGGCCCTAGCCTCCCGCTCGCCGGCGGCCTGGGCCCGCTCCCGCCACAGGTCCCGCTCCCGCTCGAGCGCGCGCCGCCCGCGCTGGTCGTCCTCGAGCTCGTCGGCCTCCTGCTCCACCTCGGCCACGCGGGCCTCGGCCTTCTCGGCCCGCGCCTTCCACAGTGCGACCGTGGGCCGGAAGGCCTCGCGGACCTGTTCGGCCCGCCGCTCGACGGACCGATCCACCAGCTCTACGAGCTCCGGCGCCAGGCCCTCGAGGGACTCCGGGGCCCGGCCGTCGGCGAGGTCCTCGACCGCGAGCCGCGCGATCTCGAGCTGGCGCTCCAGGCGGTCCCGGTAGAGCTCGGCGCGCTTCGCCGCGTCCGCCACGTCGGCTCGGAGCTCCTGGAGCGCGGCGGCGAACCGGGCCTCCGACCCGCGGTCCTCGAGCTCCGAGCGCAGCGCCTCGCCCTGGAGGGCCTCCTCGGCGTCCGTGGCGCGTCGCTGGAGCGCTCGGAGCGCCTCGACCGCGCGACGGACCAGGGCGGGGTCGTCGCGCCAGGTCGACAGGGAGGTCCCGGCCTCGTGCGCGTCGAGGCGGCCGTCGATGCGCCGGACCACGTCGCGGAGCTCGTCCCGCTCCCGCTCGAGGGCCTGGACTCGCTCCCGGCATCGTTCCCGACACTGCTCGAGGTCGCGCTCGAGCTCGAGGCGCTGGCGACGGAGCTCCGAGGCCTCGGCGTCCAGCTCGACGATCCGGCGCTGGGCCGCGTCCCGCTCCTCGAGGAGCTCGACGTCCGGCGCGACCAGGCGCTCCTCGAGCTCCTGGACCTCCGCCCGGAGCTGGGCGATCTCCTGTGCTGACTCGGCGCGAGCTCGCGCCGCTGCTTCCTGTGCTTCTGGTCCCATGCGGCTAGTCCTCCGGCTGGGGTGGTCTGGATCAGGGTCGGCCGCCGGCCTGGCGGACGGCGATCTTGAGGCGGGAGACGAGCTCCCGCGCGGCGTGGAGGGCGGCCTCGAGCTCCTCGAGGCTCCGCCCGGTCGGGTCGTAGGGGAGCTCCGCCTGGACCAGCTCCACCTCGAGCGTGTCGGCGTAGCCGATCCACAGGGCCTTGCGGTCCTTCTTGGCCGGCCGGTTCACGACGCGCCGCCCTTGAGCCGGTGGAGCTCGCGGCCGCGCTGGGCGGCGAGGGCCTCGAGGTCGGCCACGCGGGCCTGGAGCCTGCCGAGCTCCTCGATCGTGGCCGTCGCGCCCTCGATGGTTGCGGCGCCGTCCTCGAGGGCGCGCATCGCCGAGGCGAGCTCGGCCTCCAGGCCGTCCGCGTAGTCGATCCATGCGCCCTTGCTGGCGGACTTCTGCGGGCGCGGGGTCATGTGGCTGTCGCTGGGTTCCATCGGGTCCTCCTGGGTCAGGAGCTCCCGGAGCCAGGGGCGCTCCCGGAGCTCGGTGATCGTCATGCTGGGCAGCCACGGCGGCGGCTCCGCCCGGAGCTGGTCGAGCTGGGCCCGGCGCGTCGTCGCGACCGCGAGGAGCTCGGCGGGCGCCGCGCCGGCGGCGAGGAGCGCGAGGGCGTCCCGCGCCGTGGCCACGACCATGTCGGCGGCCCGCGCGTCCTGTCGAGCTCGCCAGGCGCGGAGCCGGCGGCGCTCGAGCTCGGTCCGGCGCTCGGCCCTCACGGCGACCCCCGGAGCGCCTTCCGGCACACCGCGCGCTGCTTCGAGCGGAGGTCCGCGGCGCGCTGCTCGAGGCGGCGGACCTTGCGGCGTGCGTCCTCGAGCTCGGCCTCCACGCGCCCGACCTCGGCGGCGAGGCTGTCGAGCTCGCGCTCCACCGCCGGGTCGAGGGGGCCCACCTCGACCGGTACGGCCGGGAGCTCCTCGAGGCGCCAGCCGAACGCGCGCCTGGTCCGGCGGCTCACGCTGGGCCCCAGAGGTCGCCGAGCTCCTGGCGGGCGGCCGCGACCCCGGCCTCGAGGTCGCGGAGCGTCTTGAGCGCGCTGAGCTCGAGGAGCTCCGTCGCCCGCTCGCGCTCCTCCTCGGTCGGCGAGCGGCCGTCCACGCTCCGCCGCGTGCCGAGCCGGGTCCCGCCGAGCCAGATCGTGGCCTGGAAGTAGGTCCGGGCCCGCTCCGCCTCGTAGTGCTCCTCCACCTCGAAGCGGACCGACCTCGCCAGGGCCTCGCCGAGGGGGCTCACGTCTCACGCTCGAGGTGGACGAGGGCGCGCGAGTCCTCCTCGACCTGGGCCCGCCAGTGCGCGGACCGGGCCTCGAGGTGGTCGTGCAGGACGGAGAGCGGGACCGTCCCGGAGCCGCCGTCCCCCTCGTAGACGACCAGGGCGGCCCGGAGCTCGCGGAGCTCGAGGATCGCGCCGCGCCTCGTGTCCTGGCGCTCCTGGAGCCGGCGGATCCGGTCGCGCCGGCTCACGAGGCCTTCCACGGGACGGAGGCCGCCGGCTGGAGCTCGGCGAGGCGGACGCCGGCCGGGTAGGTCGCGCACCGGTCGGCCCACCTCGAGGGCCGGAGCCAGTCCGAGGTCCCGCTGGTCGCCTCGAGGATCCAGCCCGCCTCCTCGTCCACGGCATACCAGAGCCAGGCGTGCCCGTTGACGCGGCCGTCCGCCGGCGGGATCCGGCCGTCCGTGAGCCGCCGCCAGGACTGCACCAGGTGCCAGAAGCCAGGCATCGGCGCCACGACGCGGCGACCCACCTCGAGGGCCTCGACCGCGTCCAGGGGCGAGAAGGGGCGCCCGGCGTCGCCGTGCGAGATCAGCAGGTCCCGCTCGGCGTCCCGGGTCCAGGGTGCCGAGGGGAAGGCCGCGCGCAGCGTCGCGAGCGTGAAGCGGACGCAGTTGAGCTCCTCGTCGCCGGGAGCGTGGCCGTAGGTCCGGCCGAGTCCGACGTCCGCGGCGTGCCAGATCAGGCGGCCGGGTCGGCCGCGTCGTGCGCTCATGGGTCTAGTCCTCCGAACATGGACAGGCCTCGAGGGCCTCGAGGGAAGCGCCGCCACAGTCGGCCGCGGCGGCGCACGGGAAGCGCTCCGGGCCGGCCTGGTACCAGGCGGCGGAGCCATCGGCGGCCGAGCATGCCTCGAGCTCGCCACAGGTCGAGGCGCACACCGGCGTGCACGCCGGCGCGGCGTCCGGGTCGGTGTCGGGGTCCGTGTCCACCTCGACGCACCCGACCAGGGCGGCGAGGAGCAGGACGGTCCACAGGCGGGCGCGGTCCACGAGGCCTACGCGCATCGGCACGGCCCAGCGGGCGCAGTCCTCGCACCAGCGCTCTCCCCCAACCGGGAAGCGCCGGCGAGCCGGGTCGCCGCAGCGGTCGCAGCGCTCGTGGGGTGCCGAGGCGCGCGACCACCTCGCTCCGCAGAACGGACAGCGCCCGTGCGGAGCGAGTAGCGCCGGGCCGGAGGCCTCGAAGCCGCAACCGGCCGCGCAGGGCTCGGGATCACGGAGAAACGCCGAGAAAATGCGACCGCGCGCGCGCGCAAGCCGAGGGCGTAGCCGAGGTACCCCCCCGTCCCTTGCAACATGGTCAGGTTCAAGCTCCATTCTCGCCTCCGAGTTGCAGGCCTCGGTCCACAGACCCCCGTTCCCATGCCTCGACCGGGTCGCGGGCCAGGGTGAGGTCGCGGTCCGAGACCCAGCGGAGCTCCTCGGTCCGGCGGTTGCGGACCAGACGCCGAGGGTCGAGGACGCACCGCAGGACGACCTCGAGGTCGGCGACGTGGGGCCGGGGGTCCGAGCTCGGGAGCTCCTCCCGGGCCGCCCTGGCGTCCATGCGCTCCAGCGCCGCCCTCGCCGCGGAGGCCTCCCCCTCTGTCGTCGCGCCCTCGAGGAGGCGGACCACGGCGGCCCTACGCTCGGCGAACCCCCTACCCATGGTCGACCCCGAAGGAGCTCGAGGCCCGCGCCCGCGGGTAGGCGTGATCCGGGTCCACCTCGAACCACCTCCGCCCGATGCCCTGGGCCGCCAGCCAGGCCTCGGCCGCGTCCATTGCGTCGAGGAGCGTCGCGGCCTCGTGGAGCTCTCCAGGGTGCGCCCCGTAGCCCCAGCTCCACCACTCCCATCCGCCGCCGACGCGCCGCCCCACGGAGACACCCCGCTCGTCGCCGCTCGGAAGGGTGCTCACCACGGCCTGGCCGTCGCCGTTCCGGGTCCACCGGATGACGGCCGGGCCCAGGGCCTCGCCCGCCTCGAGGGCGTCGGCGAGGCCGCTGTAGGCGGAACGGTAGGGCCCTCCGGAGCGCTCGGCCCAGCGTCGGGCCGTGGCGAGGTCCGGGGGTCCATGGGCCCCGAGCTCGGCGAGGAGCCTCCTCGTCGCCCTCCTGGCCCAGTGGTCGACCTCCTCCGTCCACCAGCTCTCCTCAGCGTCGCTTGCCACGTGTCCTCCTCTGTGTTCCTACCGCGTTCCGCTCGGCCATCTCGACCGTGGCCCCCTCGAGCCACACGAGGCTGACCAGCTCGGCCCCCCTCTTGAGGAGGTCGTCGACCTGGTCCAGGAGCTCGCCGAGCTCGGCGAGCCGCTTCCCCTGGCGCGTCGCCGCGTCGAGGCCCGGCCCGCTGCGCTTCCGCTTCGCGGCGTAGTCGGCGCGGAAGGCCTCGAGGACGGCCCTGATCAGGTTGTGGCGAAGGTCGGTATGCGTGTTGAGGGCGTCCAGGAGGCCGGGCCACTCCGCCACGACGCGGCGCCGCTTCCCTCGAGGCGAGCGCCGGGCGAGCTGGTCCGCGACCCTGCATCCGTCGCCCTCGGACGCGTGGCCGCGCTCCTCGACCTCGGCGAGGGTCCTGTGGCACCCGTCGCAGCGCCAGACCCCGACGTCGTCCTCCGTGAAACCATCCGAGCTCACGGGCTCCGAGCGCCATCCGCCGAGGTCCTCGGGACCGTTCGGCTTGACCCCGTCCGGGTCCTGGCCGTGCGCCATGGCGATCAGGTCCGAGCCGGCCATGAGCGGTCCGCCGCTCACTGCCGCTCCGAGCGCCCGGCGAGCCAGCCGAGCTGGACCTCCAAGGGCCAGCGCTTCGCTGCGCCGGCGTCCTCGAGGACATCCTGCAGGGTGGCCAGGGTGCGCCGGCTGTAGTCGAGCTCCGCGAGGGCCTCGGCGAGCTGGCTCTCCAGGTCGCGAGCCTGGGACTTGACGCCGGCGAGCTCGCCGCGGACGGCCTCGAGCTCACTCCGGAGCTTGTGAATGCTCGCGGCCTCGCCGAACCCGCTCCGCGGGTCGGGCCCCTTCCGGACCACGTCGCCGGGCTCGAGCTCGACGCCGAGCTCTCGCGCCGTCTCGACGAAGGCGCCCAGCGACTCGCGCGGCCCGAAGGGCGGAGCCTCGCCGAGGTCCTCGGCCTCGGCGGGCGCGACCCTCGGCGGGAAGTACTCCCGCGCGGCCGTGTTCCCCTCGGCCCGGAGCTCGCCGAGCTTGACGGCCCGCTGGAGCGCGCTCGACACGCTCGCCCGGGTCCGGTCGAGGTCCTTCGCGATCTCGCGCAACCGGACGCCCTCGGGATGCTCGAGGACGTAGGCCACGACCTGTTCGCGGACCTTCTGGCCTCGCGCGGTCACGAGTCGGCCCCGCTGGGCGCCACGTGGGGCGCCGCGCCCCGGATCGCGGTGCTCACTACCTGGGCGATCTCGATCACTCCCTCGGCGAGCTCGCGATCCGGGCAGAACTCGACGCCGCGGACCAGGACGCCGCCGTTCGGCCCGCGATCGCCGAGGGCCACAACCGCGCCGGCCTTCGCGAGCTCGGCGCGGAGCTGGAACCACGTCTCGGGGTGGAGCCCGCAGCGGTAGCCCGGGAGGTCCGGAAGCGGCGGGACCACAATGGCGATCGCCTTGATCCCGGCCAGCACGTCCTCCCAGAGGGCGGGCCGGCCGAGCGTGACCACGACGCCGGCCTCGACGGTGATCCGCTGCATCGCGGGGCCCACGCTGCGCAGCGCCGCGCGTGCCGCCGCCTCCTCGGCCTGGCGCTCGGCGCTCATGGGAGGACCTCGGCGAGCGGGCGGAAGCCGCCGCGCCTCGGAGGCCCGTCCTCGAGCTCCAGGAGGAGGAGGCCGCCCCCCTCGATCCGCTTCGCCACGGCCGTGTCCCGCTCGCCGTGGAACCGCTCGCGCGTCCCGCGGTAGGCGCTCCGGAAGGCGGCCCGGTTCGCGCCGAGCTGGGCCTGGGTCATGTCGCAGAGGCCGCGCCATCCGCCGCACGAGCCGATCCCGTCGTGCAGCGCCTGGTCGCGGTCGAGGTCCTCGGCGTCGAGCGCCCAGGCCTCGCGCTGGTGTTCGCGCTTCGCCTCGAGGCGGGTCGCCGGCGTCGGGGGGTTGCCCCGCCCGTAGCGCCGGACGAGCTCGAGGACCTCGCCGAAGCTGGCGTCGGAGTCGTCCAGGAGCCTCCGGCCCGGGACCAGGTCGAGGAGGACGCCCGGCGGCGGGAACCATCGGCAGTCCGGCCCGCGGAGGTAGCGGACCACGGCGGCGAGGAGCTCGGCGGCCTCGAGGTCGCCCAGGATGCCGACCCAGACCCGGATCGCGAGGTCGAGGCCCTCGTCGGTCGCGTGGCTCGCCGGCGGCTTCGAGCCGGCGGCCTCGAGGGCGGCGAAGGCGAGGGAGACGGCGTGGTCGTCCACGCGGCGGCGGCTCACGGGACCAGCTCGGTCTGGCCGGTTGCCTGGCGCTGGCGCTCGGCCTGGGCGCGCTCGGCGCGGGCCTTCTTGGCGGCGCGGGCCTTCGCCCGGCGTGTGTCGCCGGCCTTCGCCTTCGCCGCCTCGTCGACCAGGTCGGTCTGGTCGGTGGAGGTCGTCTTCTCGAACGCCACGACGCACGCGCCGCGGTCCAGGGAGACGATCCCAGGGGCGAGCATGGAGGTCCCGATCAGGCGGAGGTGGACCACGACGGCGCCCGACCCCTTCGAGGCCCGGATCGTGAAGCGCTCGACCACGGCGTCCATGGCCTCGACGTGCTGCTCGGTCTCGGCGGCGGCTCCGGAGGTCGGCACCACGAGGCTCCACAGGCTCGCCTTGCCCTCGGCGAGGCTGTGGATCTTCAGGTCGACCGCGCGGCCGGTGCCCTTGACCGCGGCCTCGACCCAGCCCACGACGGGGCCCAGGAGGGAGGCCGGGAGCTCCGGGACGGCCTCGCGGCCTTCCTCGGCCTGGCCGAACGTCCACCGGAGCGCGAGCGTGTAGGCCACGCGGCTGTCCTTCTGGCGGCGCGTGCGCACGCTCGCCACGGTCGGCGGGAGGTCGGTCGTCGTCTCGGCGGAGCTCGTGAAGTCTGGGATCATGGGTCCTCTCCTGGGTTGTCGGTGTCGGTGTCGGTGTCGGGGGGGACGTAGACGCCGCCCCCCCATCCGTCCCCATCGGCCCGGGTGTCCGGGGCGTTGAGCGGGTCGGCCACGCGTCGGGGGTCCTCCTGGGCGAGGTGGATCACGACGCGCGAGGGGTCGAGGCGGCGGAGCTCGCCGAACTCGTCCAGCCAGGCGACGGAGGCGCCGAGGGCGAGCCGGTCGCGGGCGAGCTCCTCGTGGACCGAGGCCGGCGGACCGTGCGGAGCCGTCTCGTAGCCGCCGGCGCGGTCGATCTGGACCTGGGCGGAGTGCAGTCCGACCAGGAGGACCTCGAGGAGGTCGACCGCGCGCCCGAGGAGCGACCAGACCGCGCCGAGGCTCACGGCGTGCTGGGCCCTCGGCGCCCAGCGGTCGAAGGCCTCACGGAGCCGACGGCGCTCGTCCAGCACGAGCTCGCGATCCGTCGCCTCCGGGAGCTCGCCGGAGCGCCGAGCTCGGAGCCGGTACAGGGCCCGTCCGGCCTCGCCGCGGGTCAACGTGGCCTCCGCAGCGTGAGGCGGCGGGACCACCGGGGCATGGCCCATGCCCACTGCCATCCTACGGCCGGTGCGGCGGCGCACATGAGCCGCGCGTGAGTGACCGGGAGGGCGTCGTCGTCCTCGTCCGGATCGCTCCAGAGGTCGTGCCACGCGATGTCCCAACGGTCGCCCTGGTCGGCTCGCTCTCCGACCCAGGCGAGCGCGTCGTCGCAGTGAACCCGGATCCGCGGGTCGTCCGGTAGATGCGGCTCCACGAGCTCCAGGACACGCTCGGACCGCTCCACAACGTCGACGTGGGTCACACCTGGTCGCGTGAGGACGCCGCGGAGGACGCACCCCAAGCCCAGGCCGGTGATCAGGACGCGCCCGGTCGCACGGTGGACGGCCTCGAGGTGCTTCTGAAGCTCGGGGAGGTCGTCCGACATGACCGTGACGCGCCCGAAGCCGTCCGGGCCGCCGTGCCGGAGGAACGTCCAGGGCGAGCGGCCGGAGCCGAGCCACCCATGGACGCCGAGGTCCTCGACCCCGTAGCGCTCGACCCACCAAGGGCCGGATTGACCCTCCGGGATCTCCTCCGCCCGCATCGCCTCGAGGGCGACCTGGACCCAGGGCTCGGGCTTCCGCGCGACCGGCGGGCCGGGCGGCCTGTAGGTGTCGAAGCTGATCACGGGTCCTCCTCGTCGTCGTTGTCGCGGACGCGGCGCGCGAGCCGCCGGGCGTAGCGGCTCCCGCCGCCGGTGGAGCGGGGCCGGTTCCCGCCGAGGAGCTGGCCCTCCTTCGGACGGCCCGCGGCGTCCCACTTCCGCGCGAGCTCGAGCCGGCGCTCCCAGGTCGCCCCCTCCGAGCCGGGCTTGGGTGCGAGCCGACACACGGCGCCGGGCTCCCGGCTCGTGTCCGCCTTCCAGGAGCTTCCGTCCTGGCGGATCCCGCGGACGTCGTTCCGGAACACGTGGTCCGGGGCCTCCTGGCACGCCGCGGCGAGGAGCTCGACCAGGGCGACGAGCTCCGGGAGCGTCGCGGCGGCGCCCACCTCGAGGGCCTCCCGCCACAGGCGGAGGACCGGCCTCGAGGCGGACTCGCTCGGGACCTTCGAGGTCCCCCGGATGGCCTCGAGCGCCTGGCCCAGGCCGCCGAGGACCTCGAGGGCCCGGACGCCGTCCGCCTTGAGCCGGCGACCGTCCGCCTTGAGCCAGGCTCGGACCCACTTCGGAACGGCCTCCGCTCCGGGGTCCTTCCCGCGCGCGTACTCAGACCCTGTGGGAGTGTGTGTCTGTGTAGTAGACGTCCGGGTGACATCCGGGTGAGAAGCGGGTGCGGAGCGGGTGGGTTTCGGCCGCTTCTCCGCCTTCGAGCGTGCCGGAGCGGGTGACGGGCGGGTGACCTCCGGGTGAGTCGCGGGTGAGTGCGCTGGGCGCTCGCCGGAGTGTCGAGGGTCCTCCCACGCTTCCGGGTCGGCGAGGAGCTTCCGGACGTCGTTCTCCTTCCAGCTCCACCGACGGGCGAGCCGGCGCCGCCCAGGGAACTCCACGGCGCCGCTCCGGGCGTAGTCGGCCCACCAGCGCAGGTCGATCTTCGCCGCGGCCTCCGGCCAGGGGTCGCCCTGGGCCTCGAGCTCGTCGGCGAGGTCGCCCCACCAGCGGCACACGACAGGGAAGAACCCGGAGGAGCTCACGAGCGGTCCTCCTCTGCGACAAGCCAGGCGCCGAGGTGGGAGGCCTCCCCCGGGTACCGCTCCGGCCACCCGTGCCACAGGTGGTAGAGCCGGATCTGGTGGTAGGCGACAAGGTCCTCCAGGACTGGACGGAAGCCGGCGCCGAGCTCCAGGAGCTCGAGCTGGGCGCGCAGAGCTGGCACGACCAGGAGCCTGGGCTCGTCGCCGCCGTAGAGCGCGCGGCGGTAGAGGCGCCGGATGCGGTCCTCGAGCTGGTAGCGGCGCCGGGCGCTCAACGGGCGCCCCCTCGCGGCAGGTAGGGCGGGAGCGGCGGCGCCCGCCAGACCCAGAGGTCGATCGACGCCGGCGCGCCCTCGGCCGCGTAGAGCGTGAGCGATCGGCCGTCCACGATGATCGCGTCATCGGTCCAGGCGATCCCGTTGAGGGCGTCGCAGTCGAGCTTCGCGCAGTTGTCGAAGTCGGGGCGACACGGGCGCCACTGCTCGAGGTCCGGGCTCGCGTTGTGGACCGGGACGGCCTTCTTGTCCTGGGGCCGCTTCCACCGGTGGACGATCAGGACGCACAGGCACCCGGTCAGCGGGCCGTCTGGGAGCTGGCGCGGGACCAGGAGGCGGGCGGCCTCGTGGATGCTGTTCTCGACCTGGACCGGCGGCGAGGACTTGACCTGGTACGTCATGAGCGGCCCCGTCCCGAGGTTGCAGGTCGGGCACCGCTTGCCGGTCCGCCGGCTGTTCGGGTCCGCCTTGCCTCGAGGCTGGAGCTCGAAGCGGAGCGAGAGGAGCGGATCGTCCGGGACGGCCGCCGGAGCGAACAGGGGGATCTGGCTCACGGAGAGGTCCGCTCGGCCTCGCGCTGGGTCCGGAGGGCCTCGAGCTCGCGGGTCGAGATCCCGCAGAAGCGGGCGACCGCGCCGGCGGTGTGCACTGGCGGGAAGGACTCGCCGGCCTCGTAGCGCTGGAACATGCGCCGAGAGACGCCGCAGCGGCGCGCTGCATCGGCCTGCTTCAGGCCGGCCTCAGAGCGGGCGGCGCGGAGGAGCTGGGGCAGGTTGGGCATGGTGACCTCCTGGCCCGGGAGCGTAGCGCATGCGCCGGAACGGCGCCAGGCGGCGCCACTCTTGCGCCATCTCGGCGCCGACGCTAGGCTCTCGGCCGGAGGCTCCATGCTCTACGCCGTCGCAGTCCTCGCCCTCTGGGCCGTGTTGATCCGGGCCGTGTGTCGCGCCGGTGGCGACCGGGCCCGCGGCCTTTGGTGGTCCCGATGAGCGACCAGCTCGCCCTTTACGGGGCCGTGTGGGAGCGCTGGCCCGCCGGCCTCGTGAAGCTCGACGGCCGGATCCGCCCGTGCTGGATGGACCCCGACCCGGCGAACCGGATCCGCGTGTCCGAGGCCCAGGCCAGGAGGATCCGCCGGCTCACGGGACAGACGAAGGGCCAGGCGCCCGCGGGTGACTGGATCTCCGTCGTCGTGGACGGCGGCCTCGGCTGGCGCGTGGTCCCGGTGGCCGCGCTGCGCCACTACGACGGGCCGCGCGTCCGCCCCCCTGTGGTCGACAAGCCGAAGCGGAGGCGGGAGTGATCGAGCTCCAGGACGACCAGGTCCGCGAGCTCCGCGCCCTCGCAGCGCGGCTTCTGGCCCTGCTCCCGAACCCCGACGCCCCGGTGCACGCCAGGACCTACGAAGGAGACCGCGTCCTATGTGGTCGCACCGGGCCGGCGGTCCGGGTCACAGACTCCGCCCCGGCCGTCGACTGCAAGGCGTGCCGGGCGAGTAGCGATTGGGAGGCCTGGGCCTGGCGGCGCTTCCGGGACATGGAATGAGCGGGCCCTACCACAGGCGAGCGCCGGCGTCCGTTCCCGCGTCGTTACACGCCGAGGCCGCTCCAGGGAACGAACGGCGAACGGCTGCGAGCCGGTTCGCCCGACACGCTACGGCGTGCCCCCTCTGCCATCCGCCCGATCGTGCGGTGCCCGGGTGCCAGAAGGGGGCGCGCCTCCTCCGCTTGACCAGGAGGGTCCATGCGAGCGGGCGGGAAAGCCGCCGCCGCCTCGAGGACGCTCGAGGCGGTCCTCGCCGGACCCCCGGGACCCGGCTCCGATGGGAAGGCCTCGCCGGATGGCTCGAGGCCTGGGCCCAGCTCGGCGAGCGGCGCGCCCGTGCTCCTCGCTTCGCCGCCGAGCGGGCCCACCTCGAGGCCCTCGAGCTCGAGGACCTGGAGCGGTGCGACGAGCTCCAGGTCCTCGCCGAGCTCGCCGAGCTCCTCCGGGGGGACCGAGCTCGGCGGGCCCTCGGCCACGACGAGCTCGAGCGGACCCTGGGCCTCGACCCGGTCCACCGGCTCCGGAGCTGGGTCGGCGACCGGCTCGCCCGCCTCCGTCGAGGTGGGCCCGACCTGGGCGCCGAACTCGCCGCCTTCGAGCTCGAGCGCCTGGAGCGCCTCGAGCCTGTTTCCACCTCTGTCAACAGGGAAGGCACCGATGCCAGCTGATCCCACGCCGATCGTCCTCGACGGCGTCCGCTACCAGGTGACCTGGCGCTACGAGGCGAACGTGCCGGAGGGCGAGCCCGGCGGCCTGGAGCTCGTGCTCGAGATCGACCAGGTCGAGCCGCCGCCGGCGGGCCGGGACACGGAGCGCGCGATCGAGCGGGAGCTGGAGCGGCTCGCGCTGGACGAGCTCGACGCGGAGGCGGCCCGATGAGGGCGGACGAGCTCGCCGCCCTGCTCCAGGTCGCGATCGACGTCGTCCGGAAGGACTTCGGGAGGGAGCTCGAGGCGGCGAAGGAGGAGGCCTGGCGGGAGCGAGCTCGAGCCGGGGCCCTCGGCGACGAGCTCGCGCGGGCCCTCGAGGCGCTCCAGAGCAGGGAGGCCCTGGTCCAGTGCCTCGCCGGCGAGCTCTACCAGGCCCGCCAGGAGCTCGAGGACTGCAGGACGGAGGCCCGGCGCCTCCGGAGCCACCTCGGCCTCCGGGCCGCATCGTAGGGGAGGACGCATGGGCGAGGGATGGAAGTCCACAGGCTGGAGCCTCGAGGGCCAGGACCGGGAGACCGCCTCCCGGGTGCGCCGCCTCGAGGGGTACCAGCTCGAGGTGTGGCGGGCGGCGGAGGGCGTCTGGAACTGGGATGCGAGCCTCTACGAGGCGACCGGGATCGCGGTCGCCCGCGGCGTCGAGCGCAGCGAGCGGAAGGCGAAGGCAGCGGCGAACCGGTGGGCCCGCGGCCACGCGCGGCCGCCGCTCGGGCGGGCCTCGTGACCCCCGCCGAGCGGGCGACCTGGCTCGAGGAGCGGCGGAAGGGCCTCGGCGGCTCGGACGTGGCCGCGGTCCTCGGCCTCTCCCCCTGGGCGACGCCCTTCGACGTCTGGGTCGACAAGGTCGACCCGCTCCCGGACGAGGACTCGAGCGTCAAGCGCCGCGGGCGGCTCCTGGAGCGCGCGGTCGGCGAATGGGCCGCCGAGGAGCTCGAGCGGATCCTGGAGCCGGCCGCCCACCTCGTCCACCCGGTCCACACCTGGGCCCGGGGGACGCCGGACTTCTGGCTCACGGACCCGAACGCGTACCCCTTCGCCCAGGCCCGGGACCGGCTCGGCCTCGAGTGCAAGACGGCCCGCTACATGGACGGATGGGGCGAGCCCGGCGCCGTCCTCGAGGTCCCGCCCCACTACCGCGTCCAGGCCCTCTGGTACCTGGCGATCAGCGAGGCCCCGGCCTGGGTCGTCGCCGTGTTCGGGACCACGGAGGAGCGCTGGGAGCTCCTGGAGCTCGACCGCGCGACCGAGGCCCCCCTCCTGGAGCGCCTCCTCGAGGTCGCCGGGTCGTGGTGGGAGCGCCACGTCGTGGGCGGCGACCCTCCCGAGCTCGACCTGTCCCGCGGCGCCTCGAGGTGGCTCCAGCGTCGACACCCGACCGGCGGCGAGCTCCGCGACGCGGTCGGCGGCGAGCTCGAGCTCCTGGAGCGCTACCGCGAGGCGAAGGAGCTCGAGCGGGTCGCGGTCGCCGAGCGGAAGGCCCTCGAGGTCCGCCTCAAGGCGGCGATCGGCGACGCCGGCGGCCTCCGCTCCGAGCTCGGCTCGGTCCGCTGGAGCCGCTACGACGCCAGGCGGCTCGAGGGGAAGCGGCTCCGGAAGGAGCGGCCAGACCTGGTCGAGGTCCTCGACGCCTACAGCCCACCCAAGCCGACAGGGCGCCTCACGGCGCGCTGGAAGGAGAATCCGTGAAGCGCACGCGCCGACGCATCGCAGGGGCCCGCCCGGTCCGGCTCACGGCCCAGGACCTCGCGGAGCTCGCCGAGCTCCAGGCGAGTGCTCGGGTCCTCTGGAAGTCGCCGATCGTCGCGGCGGCGCTCGCCTGGGAGCCGCCGAAGCCGGAGCGGCGCCCGGCGCGGCTCACGAGCCGGGCGACCCACCTCACACTCGAGGACGCCGAGGGCCGGCGCGTGACCTTCGAGGCCGGGCCTGGCGACGTCGAGATCCGCGGCCTCAAGCGCGAGCCTGGGCCCCCGTGGACCGTGGCGGACTTCGTCCACGGCCGCGGCCCGTTCGCCGAACAACTCACACCGAAGCCCGGCGAGCCCGGGAAGGAGTAGCCAGCCGATGACTACCGAACAGACCGCCCTGGTCAAGCGCGGGAAGGCCCGCCTGCGGGGCCTCCTGGACCAGATGGGCGCGCAGATCGCCGAGGTCCTCCCGCGCCACCTCACACCCGAGCGGATGGCCAAGCTCGTCCTGGTCGAGGCCTCCCGCAACCCCGACCTGTACCGGTGCGTACAGGAGGACCCGGCGAGCGTCGCCGGCTGCCTCATGCTTGCCTCGGAGCTCGGCCTCGAGCCGAGCTCGCCGCTGGGCCACTTCTGGCTGATCCCGCGCCGCGAGAAGCGGGATCCGAAGGACAAGAGCCGGAACCCGGAGCGTGTCTGGCGGTGTACGGCGATCATCGGGTACAAGGGCTTCGCCGAGCTCGCCCGCCGGTCCCCCGACGTGGCGAGGCTCAACGCCGGCGTGGTCTACGCCGAGGAGCTCGAGGGCCGGCCGCCGGCCTTCGAATGGAACGTGGAGCCGCCGGCGATCACGCACCGCGGGAGGGCCGTCCAGGACCGCGGCGACAGGGCGCTGCGCTTCGCCTACGCGGTCGCTGAGCTCGTAGACGGCCAGCGCTACCAGGCCGTCCTGGACGCGGCCGAGGTGGACAAGCGGCGCCAGCGCGCCGGGACCCAGATGGTCTGGAAGTCCGACACCGCGGCGATGTGGCGCAAGACGGCGATCCGGGCCCTCCTGGGCGGCGGCCTGGTCCCTCTGTCCGCCGAGCTCGTCCGCGCAGTGAGCCACGAACGCGCCCAGGAGGTGGAACCCGTCGTGGTCGAGGACGCCGATGTGGTCGAGCCGGCGCAGCGCCAGACCCGGCGATCCGACCCGGTCCGGGCGGCCCTCGGGATGGACGAGGACCCGGAGGAGGCCGAGGAAGTCCAGCTGGAGAAGCCGCCAGCGAAGCGGAAGCGCACCCGGGAGGCGAAGGCGAAGGCGGAGGCGAAGGCGGAGGCGAAGGAGCCGGCGGCCGAGGCCCAGGCGGCCGCCGATCCCGACGCCGAGCGGACGGCGCTCCTCGCCGTGATCCTGGACTTCGAAGGAGAGCTCCCGACAAAGGACGTCGCCGAGGCGGCGAAGGCCGCCGGCGTCGTGGACCCGGAGGGCGCCGACCTGTTCTCGGGAGGGGTCGAGGAGGCGCCGACCGCGAAGCTCGTCGCGTACAAGGCCGCGCTCCAGGCCGCGCACGAGAAGGCCTCCGGCGGTGCCTCGTGAGCGGCGACCTGGGCGAAGTCTGCGTCCCGGCCCGCGAGGCCGCCGAGCTCCTGGACCGGATCCACGACGCCGCGATCAAGTCCGGCGACCCGAGCGGGCCGGCCTGGGACCTCTACATGGCCGCGCGGCCAGTGCTGGACCCACCGGGACCGAAGCTCCGGCTGGAGCCGGAGGAGGAGGAGCTGGACGAGCCGCCGGACGACCCTCCGACGCCCGTGGTCCCGGAGGAGCTCGCCCAACTCTTCCACGAGGTCTACGAGCGGAAGGCGCCGGAACATGGCTACCGGACCCGGGAGGCCTCGGCGGTGCCCTGGGACCAGGTCCCGGAGCGCAACCGGGACCTCATGATCGCGACCGCGAGCGAGGTCCTCGCCCGCCTCGAGCCGCACCCATGGGGCCTCCGGGCGCGATGGGCGCCGCACCCGACCGAGGAGCCGACGTGAGCGGGTACGCCGCGAGCGTGATCGCCGGGCCGCTCAAGGCCGGCCAGATGGACCCGGACCGGACCTGGTACGCGCGCGGCGACCACGTCGTCGTCTCCTCGATCTGGCTGACGAACGAGCTCCCGGGCTCGCTCGTCGTGGTCGGGATGGACCGCCAGGGCCTCGAGCGCCTCGAGGCCGTCCTCAAGGCCGCAGGCTACGGGGTCGAGCTCTGGCCGGAGCGGGCGCCGGAGCCGGCCCAGGGCGACCAGTGAGCCGCTGCGCGACCCTTGGCTGCTCTCGCCTCCTCGCGCGGCCGGGCGCTCACGCGTGCGCGCCGTGCGAGCGGGCCGAGATCGCCGAGCTCCGGGCGGGCGCGGTCGGCGGGAGCCGGGACCGGAGCGCCGCGGCCCGGGACGCGCGGGCCGCTTCCGCCCACCTCGAAGTCCCTCCGGAGCGCCGCGACGTCGAGGACTGGAAGCGCCTCGGCTTCGAGCTCGTAGAGGTCCCCTGGAAGGGCCCCCGATGACGCACGATGAAACGCCGAGAATCGTCCGGAATCTGGAAACGGGGTTTTGGCCTCACAGGGGCCTCCTGGAGCCGCTGCGAATCTCCGAGGGGTAGAGGTCGGGTCCAGATTGCGACGCCTGGACGGGCCCCTACGATTCGGCTGTGGCCCATGTCGGCAAGCCGAATCGCGTCGGGTCTGCAGCCGAGAGTGGAGCTTCCAAGGTCGACGAATCCAGAGAACCGTGTCCGAACAGACGAGAAGGAGGCTTGCCCGTGGAGAACCCGAAAACAGTCATCCCGAGGCTTTCGAGCGAGTCCGTCGCCTGGCTCCGCGCCCACTCCGAGGCCTTCACTCCGGAGGCCTTCGAGCTGGTCGAGGAGCTCGACCGGCTCGAGGTGGCGCCGGACGACCCGCGCCGGCTTCACCAGGTCCTCGGCGACGCGCGCTCGGCGCTGTGGTCCGCGAGCCCCGGCGCCGGGGTCCGGCGGACGGCGGCCCTGTTCGACGCGTCGCTCGCGATCTCCGGCTGGGCGGACGCGTTCGCCCGCGGCGCGACGCTCTCCCAGAAGCTCGCCGCGGTCCTCCGGGCCTGGGCGCTCGCCCAGCTCGCCGAGGCGAGAGGAGCCGACCCGGCGGACTAGGACCGGGCCGGCTCCAGGGTGGGCCGGAGGACCCGGCCCAGCGCGGAGCTACGGCGCCGGAGCTGTGGACAGGGGCGCCGGAGCTGGGGCCACGACAGCGACAGGAGCCGGGAGCCCGGAGTCCTTCGCCTCGAGCTCCTGGGCGACGAGCTCGACCACCTCCGCGGCCACGGCCGGCTCGGCGGCCTTGAGCGCCTCGAGGAAGCTCCGCGTGGCCTGGGCGAGGGCGTCGACCGGTTCCGCCTGGGCCTGTGGCGGCCCCTGGGGCGCCGCCGTCTCCAGGACGGCCTCGAGGGCGGCCGGAGGCGCCGGCGGCTCCTGGGCGGGCGCTGGCGGCGCGGGAGGTGGGGCCTCGGCCGGCTCGGCCCAGGCCAGTAGGGGGAGGGCGAGGGCGAGGGCGAGGGCGAGGAGCGGCGGGCGGCGCATGGGACCTCCTGGGTCAACGGGGGCGGGCGGCCTCCTCGAGGATCCGGATCGAGGTCCGGACGTCGAGCTCGACCTGGCGGAAGCGGTCGTCCAGCTCCTCGAGGTCCGCCTCGCATGCCTCGACGCGGCGGAGGAGCTCGGCGCGGCGGCGGGCGTCCTCCTCGGCGTGGTCCTCGAGGTCCTCGGCGACCTCGCCGGCGTCGCCGCGGCCGAGCGTGAGCTGGCCCAGGGTCCCAGCGGTCCCGGTCCCGCCGAGGGCGAGGAGGAGGAGCATGGTCCACGGGTTGGACGGGAGCTCGAGCGACGGGAGGGCGAGGGTCGTCCGCCTCGAGCCGAGCCCGGGGGTCCGCCGGTGCGACCCGGACGTCCTCGAGCCCGCTCGGCGCTCCGCCGGGTCTGTGGTGTCGTCCTGGCTCACGGGCCGGGATCCACAGCGGGCGCGAGCTCGGCTCCGGCCTCGAGTGCGCGGAGCAGTGCGCGGGCCAGCGCCTCGACCTCGGCCTGGACTCCGAACGCCGCGGCGTCGACGGAGGCCTTCGTCACGTCCGCCTCGAGCTTGACGAAGGAGCCGCCGATCACGGTCCCGCGGACGTAGGTCGCCGAGATCGTCGGGCGGTCCCCGTCGAGGCCCTCGAGCTGGATCGTCAGGGCGCGGGCCTCCGGGGCGGTCCCGGAGATCGGGTCAGGCGTGGCGAACGTGTGAACCTGTGCGGCCATGGGGCCTCCTGGAGCTGGGGTATCGTGGCCGCGGAGGTGGTCGTGGCCGATGTCATCGCGGCGGAGGTGGTCTGGGAGGAGGCGGAGGTCCTGCTGGAGGACCTGGTCGCCGAGGGCCTGGACGAGGACGCGGCGGCGCTGGCCGTCGCTCGGTTCCTGGACGCGGTGCTCCCGCTGGACGCCCTGATCCCGGGCCCGCTGGGCGAGCTCGCCGAGGCCGCGGACGGCCCGATCCTGGCGAGGGTCGTCCAGGCGCTGCTCGCCCTGTTCCGGTCGGACCCGGACCGGAAGGCAGAGCGCCGAGCTCGGCGGACGGCGCGGAAGGCCGAGCGCGAGGCAAAGCGCGAGGCGCGGCGGGCCGAGCGCCGGGCGCAGCGCGAGGGCCACTCCGAGCGGTAGGCCCGCGGCCTCACAAGTCGCCCCGGTCGCGGAACGGCGGGATCGCCATGCCTGCGAAGCTCCGGCCCTCCTGGAGCGCGAGCCCGGCGAAGGTCGGGCCGAACCCGGCCGCCGGCGGAGCGTCGCCCTCGAGGACGCCGAGGACGAGGACCGGGATCCGGACCTCGGCGTCCGCCTCGACCAGGCCCAGCGCGACGGCGGGAATCCTGGTCTCAGCGTCCGCCTCGATGAGGCCCAGGGCGACGGCCGGAAGGCGCGTCTCGGCGTCCGCCTCGAGGACGCCGAGAGGTACAGCTGTGAGGTCGGTAGGCATCAGGCGATGCTCTCCACGCCCCAGGTGTGGGCGTTGTAGCCGCCGGCGTCAGCCGGCGGGCCCCAGGCTCCGCCGTCGCGCCGGGTCGCCATGCGCCCGAACACGTAGCCGTCGCCGGGCGCGCTCTGGGTCGCGTTGACGGCGTTCGTGGCCGCCTCGCGCTGCAGGAACCGGAGCTGGGTCCCGGCCGTGGCGTCGCCGCGGAGACACCGGCCGTACATCATGACTCCGCCGACCAGGTCGGCGGTGCTCGCCGGGACACTGAACGTCGACACCTGGCCCGTCGGCACCAGGCCCGTCGACGACCCGACCGCCCGTACCATCGCGGGCCGACCCAGGGAGCTGATGATGTCGAGCGCCTCGCACTACGACGAGTTCGGCCTGTTCCACGAGAACGCACAGGAGTTCGGCCTCCCGCTCGACTCCCCCCCGACCGTGACCCGTGAGTCGGTCGTGGTCGGCGACGCCGGGCGGAGGTTGAGCGCGCTGCGGTGGGGCGCCGAGCCGGCCGACCTCGTGCTGCTCCACGGCGGCGCCCAGAACGCCCACACCTGGGACACCGT